CTGGCCACCGGTGCCGGCAAGTCGGTGATCCTGGCCGAGATCGCCCGCACGTCGTTGCACGGGGCAGCCGGAGGGAAGCGCACGGTTATCGTGGCGCACCGCGAAGAGCTGGTCGAGCAGAATGCGCAGAAGGTGCGCGACGTCGCGCCCGACCTGCGTACCGGCGTGGTGATGGCGGGGCGTAACGAGACGCAGGGGCACGTGATCAGTGCGTCGGTGCAGACGCTGCTCAGCGACATGCGTCTGCGGCAGCTGCACGACGTCGGGTTGGTGATTATTGACGAGGCACACCACGCGGCGGCCGAGAGCTACCTGCGGGTGTTTGATCACTTCGGGTGCATGCGGGATGGTGGCGCCCGGGCGCTGGGGTTCACGGCGACGATGAGCCGCGGCGACGACAAGGCGCTCGGCGACGTCTGGCAGGACATCGTCTATGTCAAGGACATTGCCGAGCTCAAGGCCGAGGGGTACCTCGTCGGGCCGGTCGGCATTCGGGTGCGGGTCGAGGATCTCGACCTGTCCAAGGTGCGCAAGGTCGCCGGCGACTTCTCCAAGGCCGGACTCGGGGCGGCGATCGAGGACTCGATGGCGCCCAAGAAGATCGTCGAAGCGATGCGCGAGCACGCCGCCAACCGGCAGACGATCTTGTTCGCCCCGCTGGTTGAGACAGCCGACGTGATCCGCGATGCGCTGCGAGAGGGCGGCTTCACGGCCGAGGTGGTCTCGGCCAAGACGCCGAAGGACGAGCGCCGGCGCATCCTGCAGGCCTACCGCGACGGCGCCGTGCAGGTGCTGTGCAATGCCATGGTCTTCACCGAAGGCACCGACCTGCCGATGACGTCGTGCATCGTGATCGCCAGGCCGACCATGCAGGCCGCGCTGTTCGTGCAGATGGTCGGCCGCGGCCTACGGCTCTGGCCGGGCAAGACCGACTGCGTGGTGCTTGACGTGGTGGGAGCCACCGGTCGGCATCGGCTCGCCGCACCGATCGAGTTGTGGGGCGAGGAAGGCGTCACGATCGAGGACGCGACCGAGTTGCTCGGGCCGGACGGCGACGCCGAGGACCTTGATGATGCCGAGGAACAGGCGGAGATTGATCATCTGCTCGGGCTCGACGAAGCGCCGACGTACCGCGACGGGAAGTTGGTCACCGAGGTCGTTGATCTCTTCGAAGGCTCCGACGCCGGATGGTTGCGGACCTACGCCGGCGTTTGGTTCCTTGCGGCCCCTGAGCGCTACGTAGCCGTCCTCCCGCGGGTCGATGGCGGGTACGGGGTGGTCTGGGTTCACCGGACGCGCAGCGGCGTCTCTGACTGGGTCATGGAGCGGGTCTCGGATCTGAGCTACGCCATGGCGCACGCCACCGGCGAGATCACCGACGACGAGCGCGACGCGATGGTCTACCGGCACAGCGCCGGCCGGGCGTTTGTGCCCGATCTGGGTTGGCGCTCGTCGTCACCGCGCGCCGAGGCGCGGCGCGTCGGCTTCCCGGTGCCCGAGGATGCGACGCCCGGCGAGATTCGCAAGATGCTTACCGTGGCGTACGCTTCGGCGCGCATCGACAACGCGCTGCCGGCGTGGGTGCGGCGATGATGGGTCTGGCGATCGCGGCGATGCGCCGGGCGTGTTGTGGGTCGGGCGGTGCGTTGGTGGCGTTGTGCGCCCGCGCTGCCGGTGCCGACGTGGTGGCCGCGCTGCTGCTCGGTGGGCTGTGCGCGTGGCTCGCCTCGTCCCGAGTGATCGGGTACAGTGATCGGCATGCCAAGGGTGCTGACGCTGACCGACGCCGAGTTGCGCGAGCTCGCCGCGGCGTACTCGCAGGGTCTCTCGATCCGCGCGCTCGCCCTGGTCCGTGGTTGGTCGTACGGCGCGACGCACGCGAAACTGCAGGTCGCTGAGGCCAGGGGATTGACGACCATCAGGCACCGGGGCGCTCGGTCGACCGCCTCGGGTCTGTTGAAGTAAGGGGCGTTACGCCCATGGCGCGGGGCGCCGTGCCCAACCCGCAGGACACCATTGCGGCGCGGGCTGCACGGGCCGAGAGAGCGGCCGCTGCCTGCAGACTCTCGGTCGCCGGATGGTCGTACGACCGGATTGTCCGTGAGGGGAATCTGGGCTACAACAACCGCCAGGCGGTATATCGCGACGTCAAGCGAGTCCTTACCGAAAAGGCCAAGGAACAGAGCGAGTCGGCCGCGGTAAAGCGCGCCCGCGAGCTGGCGCTGCTCGATGATGCGTTGGAGGTCGCGCACCGGATCATGAACGCCGAGCACCTCGCGCACGGCAACGGTCGAGTGGTGCGTCGGAACCTCGGTACCGAGGACGAGCCGGACTGGGCCGACGTCATCGACAACGGGCCGAACCTCGCGGCCGCCGACCGGCTGATCAAGATCAGTGAGTCGCGTCGCAAGCTGCTCGGGCTCGACGCACCGACCAAGGTGCAGCAACAGGTAGAGGGAACCGTCAGTTATGTGATCAATGCTCAGCCCGAGGAATTGGAGCAGTTGTGACGGAGAACGAGAAGCTTGAGGCGCTCGGCGCCGAGGTGGCCGAGGCGCTAGCGCCGACCGAGCGCCGGCTTGAGGTCGAGCGCATGCAACAGGCCAACGACGCCGCGCTGATTCGCCTGGCCCAGCTGCACAAGATCGGTATCCCGCGAGAGGAGATCCTCGGGGTGCGGGTCCAGGTGCTGGTGGAGATGCTGTTCGGCGACATGGATGACGCGCGCCGGCTCGACTACGAGCACGCTGTGCAGACGCGATTTACCGAGGTCATTGCCGGCGTTGAGTCGCAGGCGACCCGCGCGACGCTGCTCAACGGCGTGCGCATCGACCCGAAGAACCTGCCGGGGCAGGGGTGAGCGTCACCTGGGACGACATCGTGAAGCTGTACCAGGATCTCCCCGAGCGCACCGAACCGCACCCCGCCCGCATCTACGTGGGTGAGCTGGCCTGGGAGCGCTTCAAGGCTGTCGGCACCCCTGCGGGGTGGGGCGTGCGCTTCGGTCTCGGGCTGGATCAGATGCTCGGCCTACCGGTCAATATCGACGGTGCCATGCCGGCGCTCGGCTGGCGGGTGGTCGATCGCGACGGCAACGTGATCCGTGAGGGTCTGCTCTCGCCGTGACTACGATCGTCGCGACGCGCCGGATTGAACTGCGCGGCGCCGCGCGCCGGCTGCTCTCCTGTCGCGACGCTGAGATTCTGGTCAGTGGTCCGGCCGGTACGGGCAAGAGTGTCGGTGGGCTGACCAAGCTGCACCTCGCGATGATGAAGTACCACGGCGCGCGGGGGCTGCTGCTGCGCAAGACCGCGGCGTCGCTCGGTGCATCGACGCTGGAGGTCTGGCGCAAGCACGTCGCCGTGGCCTCCCTCGCCAGCGGCGAGGTCGAGTACTACGGCGGGTCGACCGCTGAGCCGCCGCAGTACCGCTACCTGCGCAACGGCTCGGCCGTCGTCATCGGCGGCATGGACAAGCCGAGCAAGATCATGTCCTCGGCGTACGACCTCGTGGTGTGTGACGAGGGAACGGAGTTCCTCGTGCAGGACTGGGAGGCGGGCATCAGCCGACTGCGCGCCGGCAACCTGCCGTACTCGCAGATCATCGCCATGTGCAACCCCGACGCCGAGCATCACTGGCTGTACCAGCGGGCCCAGTCCGGCGCGATGACCATGATGGAGTCGCGACACGAGGACAACCCCGAGTACTACAACGCCGACGGCACGCCGACGCCGGTCGGCGCCGCCTACATTGCCAAGCTCGACAAGCTGACCGGCGTGCGGTACTGGCGCCTGCGCCGCGGGCTCTGGGTGGCCGCCGAGGGGCTGATCTACGAGAGCTGGGACCCCGCTGTCCACTTGGTCGACAAGCTGCCCGAGGGGTCCGAGAACTGGGTGCGCTGGTGGTCGGTCGACTTCGGCTACCGCAACCCGTTCGTGCTGCAGTGCTGGGCGGAGGACGGCGACGGCCGGCTCTGGCTGTACCGCGAGATCTACATGACCGGGCGCCTGGTCGAGGATCACGCCCGGCAAATCTTGAGCATCGTGGCGCCGGGCGGGAAGTGGATCGAGCCACGGCCGCGGGCCGTCATCTGTGATCACGATGCCGAGGACAAAGCGACGCTGGAGCGGCACCTGCGGATGAGCACCGTCAACGCCAAGAAGCAGGTGACCCCCGGCATCGAGGCCGTGCAAGCCAGGCTGAGGACAGCGGGCGACGGCCAGCCGCGGCTGTTCATCGTGCGTGATGCGCTCGTCGAACGCGACGTGTCGCTGACCGAGGCCGGCAAGCCCACGTGCTCGAAGGAAGAGATCACGGGCTACGTCTGGGCCAAGGGGCTCGACGGCCGGCCGGTCAAGGAGGAACCCCACAAGGAGGGCGACCACGGCATGGACGCCCTGCGGTACGTGGTGGCTGAGCGCGACCTCGGCGGCCGGCCAGCGATCCGCGCGCTGCGTCGGTATTGACCTACCGATGTAGAGTAGTAGTCATGCCAGAGAAGCCCGAGGAACGGCGGCTGACGAACATCAAGCTGACTGTGCCGCAGCTGCAGTGGGTCAAGGCCGAGGCGGTCGCCCGGCGCTGGACGATGGGCAACGTCATCGAAGCCGCTCTCATCGAGTACGGCGCCCCGCCGCCGACCACCGGCCGCAACGCCGTTGCCGAGTAGCACGCTGTTCGGTCGGGCGATGATCGGCTACATGATGCATGGTAGACTGATGACGTGGACATTATGGAGTGCCGGCGCCGGGTTGCCGAGATCGAAGCGAGCAGGAACGACAGCGAGAGCGCTCACCATCTGCTCGACAAGCTGTATGTCGACGTACTCAAGGCAATCGCCGCAGGCAGCGGGGTGGCGTACTCGCTGGCGGCCGAGGCACTGACCGCCGAGGAGATCAACTTTGATAGGTGGTACGCCTGATCGCGCGCTGTGCTAAGCACCAATGATCGGTTACGCTGTCGGCCATGGTGGCGTGGTCATTGGCGGGGCGAGAGTCGATGCTCGGCATTCTCGCGCGCTGGGTTCGGCGTAAGCGCCGCGCCATCCTCCCGTTCCTCGCGGTCGCGCTGCGCCTGCTGCTCGTCGTCGGCGGCCTCGGCATGCTGACCGCGGCGGCGTGGGCCCTGGCCCTGCCGGCCGGCCTGGCCGCGGGCGGCGTGTCGCTGCTGCTGCTTGAGTGGATTGTGAAGCGGCAGTGAGGTCGCCAGTCGGCGAGCTGCTGAGCATCGCTGGCCGGGCGCTGGCTCGCCCGCGTAACGACGCCGCCGTGCCGTACGTCGGCCGCGGCGCGTACGGCGGGGCGGCCGCTGTGTCCTCGGCAACTGGCGACCAGACGACGGCGCTGGAGGCGACCGGCAGCAACGGCACGCTGTTTGCGATCATCAACCAGCTCAGCACGGCCGTGGCCGCGCTCGACTGGCACATGCACAAGACCGGCTTGAAGCAAGACCGCACGTGCGATCTCTGCGGGTCGGGCGAGGACGCGCCGCGTGGCGTCGAGCTGGTGACGGCGCACCCCGCGCTCGTCGTCTGGGATCGGCCCAACGACTTCTTCACGCCGATGCTGTTCGCCGAGACCTTCCAGCAACACCTCGATCTCGTGGGCGAAGCCTGGTGGGTGGTGGTCTGGCTCGGAGGGAGGCCCATCGAGCTCTGGCCCGTCCGCCCCGATCGCATGGCGCCGGTGCGCGACGCTAAGAAATTCATCAGCGGCTATGTCTACCGCTCGCCGGACGGCCAGATGATCCCGCTGCGTCTCGACGAAGTGATCATGTTGCGCACCCCTGCGCCGTGGGACCCCTACCGCGGCGCCGGCGCCGTGCAGACGCTGCTGAGCCAGCTCTACGGCTCGCGGTACGCCGCCGAGTGGAATGCCCGATTCTTCCAGAACAGCGCCATTCCCGGTGGCGTGATCGAGATGCCGGTGCACCTCAGCGACCCGGAGTGGGAAGAGTTCCAGTTGCGCTGGGCCGAGTCGCACCGCGGCGTGCGCAACGCGCACACGGTGGCGACGCTGGAGCACGGCGCGAAGTGGATCGACACCAAGTACACGCAGCGTGACATGGAGTTCTCCGAACTGCGCAGAGCCACCCGTGAGGAGATCCGCGAAGCGTTCGCGATCCACGGGCAGGTGCTTGGCATCAGCGAAAACGTGAACCGCGCCAACGCCGAGGCCGGCGAGTACGGCTTCGCGAAGCGCCAGATCGTACCGCGGGGCGAGCGGATCAAGGACGCGCTCAACGGCCCGTTCATGCGGCTGTTCAAGGGCACGATGGGCAAGGGCTACGCGTTCGCCTACATCAGCCCGGTGCCCGAGGACCGCGAAGGCAACAACGCCGAGCGGCTGAGTAAGGCACAGGCGTTCGCGGCCTACATCGCGGCCGGCGTGGACGAGGCCGACGCCGCGCAGGTGTGCGGCCTCCCTCCTCTGAAGATCAAGCCCAAGCCGACGCCGGCGGCCGACCCGCAGGGCCAGGCCGACGTGATGAGCGCGTGGTCCGGCGGCGGGGCGGCGCCCGATGACAACGCTGTCTGACGAGCTGACACTGAGCATCGGCCGGTTGCTGGCCGCCACCGCCGCGCGCTCGGGCGGACTGGGCATGCTCGGCGCGCGCTGGCAGCGCGAGCTCGACGCCGCCGTGAAGCGCTGGCAGGCAGAGGTGAGCCCAACCCAGCAGGCCAGCGGCGAGCGGCAGATCGAGCACGCCATCCACAGCCAGAACCTCGCCGCGCTGCGCGCACTGGCCGTGCCCGTGCTCGGCGACCGGCTGCTGCTGGAGTCGATGCAGACGATGGCAGCGGCCGGCGCGGCGTCGGTCATCGACGAGGCCAGGGCACAGGGCGTCGACCTCGAGGTGCCGCCCCCGATGGCGTCGGTCACCCTGGCCGACTGGGCCCGCCTGGCCGCCGACGTGCTTGCCGATGGACTGGCGGCGGGGATGGCCCGGGAGGCTGCCCGTCTGTTCCGGCCCGGGACGACGGCCGCCGCCGTGGTCGACGGTGTAAGGGCCTACCTCAAGAGCCTCACCGACCGCGGGTTGCGCGACGTCATCGGCGGCGCGCTGACCCGCGCGCAGAACCTCGGCCGGCTGGCCGCCTACGCGCAGCGCCCGGCCGGCTGGAACCTGCAGTTGGTCGCCGACGAGACGCTCGACAGCAACACTTGCAAGCCGTGTCGCAAGGTCGACGGCACGGTGCTGCCGACGCTCGACGCCGCCGAGCTGGCGTACGGCGGATCGGGCTACCTGTTCTGCGAGGGTGGCGAGCGGTGCCGCGGCACGGTCGTCGGGGTGTGGACGAAGCAGAGCGCCGACGAGACGGTACGCAGCGTGCTGCGCAACGCGGTGCGCGAGTACAAGCGCGACAGCCATGGCCGGTTCGCCCGCGGCGGTGGGGCGGTCAACCGCATCCGTGAGCTGGCCTCGGTGGTGGCCGAGGCCAAGAAGCTGTCCGACGACGGTGATCACTGGCACCAGCTCAGCGGCGGCGGGTCGGGCTCGGGCGTGCGCATGGCCACCCTCCCCGGCGGCCGCCGGGTGGTGCACAAGAAGGCGCCGGACTGGGGTAGCGATGAACCCAGGACGCAGGCCGACGCTGAGGATCTGGCCTCGTTGACCGCGATGCTGCTGGGCGCCGAGACGGCCACCGTGCAGCGCGACAGCGACGACTCGGTGTGGATCGAGCACGTCAGCGGCAAGACGCTGGGCGAGGCCGAGGAGAGCGCCGGCGGCGATCTCGCGAAGTTCAACGAGTTCCGCGGCAGCAACGCCGGCGCGCGGATGGGTCTGCTCGACGTGCTGATCGGCAACAACGATCGCAACGACGGTAACTTGATCATCGATGGCAACTACGTGGTCGGCATCGACCACGCTTACGCGTTCGAGATGGTGGGCTACGAGCGCGGCGCACCGCACCCGCAGGATCTCGGCCGCATGGGCGGATCGCATGCGCCGGCCCGCCGGTTCATCGCCACCGACGACAACGGCAAGAACAGCTGGCGGGACAACCCGATGACGCCGGGCGACGTGGCCGAGACGCGCCGGCGGCTCGACGTGCTGCGCCCGGCCTACGAGCAGCGCGGCCGGGGCAAGTGGCTGGACAACGCGTACGCCATGCTCGATCAGCTCGCCGAGCACGCGACCGGAACGGAGTCGATCTATGAAGACTAAGCTGACCCTGCGTCCGGTCGGTGACGACGGCTTGTTGACCGACGCGATCGGCAGCGCCACCCTGGCCGGCAAGAAGATCACATACGACGGCTCGCCGATCCTCGCCGACGTCATTGCGGCGATCGCGCAGCGCTTTCGCATCGACGAGGCCACCGCGTTCGCGCGCTTGGCCGACGACGGATGGTCCAATGGCAAGATGGTGATCTCGGCAGACGCCGGGGTCGGGCAGGAGGAAGGCACGATGGGCGCACGGGTCGACCTCACGCGACTGCACAACCTGACCGAGACGGCGCGGGCGCGCCTGGCCCCGCCGCCGGAGCGCATCGCCGCAGCGCGGGCGGCGGCGGCCGGCCGGTGCTGGTACCGCATCGAGAACGCTGCGCCGGCGCGCGCCGACGAGCCGGCCTCGGTCTACCTCTACGACATGATCGGCGATTGGGGTATCACCGCGCAGGACTTCGTGCGCGACCTGTCGCAGGTCAAGGCGTCGGCCATCGATCTGCACGTGTCCTGCGAGGGCGGCGAGGTGTTCGACGGCACCGCCATCTACGAGTCGCTGCGCCAGCACCCCGCCAACATCACGGCCTACGTGGACGGCATCGCGGCGAGCTCCGCCAGCTTCGTCGTGCAGGCGGCCAACAAGATCGTCATGGCGCCGCGGGCGCGCATGATGATCCACGACGCGCACGGCGTGGTGATGGGCAACGCGCGCGACATGGCCGAGATGGCCACCCTCCTGGACAGCCTCAGCGACACGATCGCGGACATCTACGCTGAGCGCGCCGGCGGCACGCGGGCGCAGTGGCGCGCGGCGATGCGGGCGGCCGAGGGTGGCCCTGACGGAACGTGGTACGACGCAGAGGCCGCGGTGCGGGCGGGCCTGGCCGATGAGGTCCAGGGCGGCGCCCCGGCCGGCCGGGCGCCGGCGCGGGCCGAACTGCGCGACGAAACGATGCTCGCCGCCTTCAGCCCCTCGGCACTGCTGGCCGTGTTCAGTGAGGTCGAGAATCCGCCAGAGGTCATCGAGATCCCACACGGTCAGGCACTGCTGGAAATGTTCAAGACCCCGTAGCATGCACAACATCGAATCGCAAGAACAGAATGGAGCCAGCGTGAACCTGTTCGCACTGAACCGGCGGTCACGCCGGCTGCTCGCGCGCCACGGCGTCGACGTGTCGCAGCTCGGCAAGGTCTACAACCGGCTGGCCACCCGGGTGATCCCGGGCGTCGTGCCCGACGAAGGCGCCAATGACACCACGTTCGAGGGCCGCCCCCTGCCGCAGAACGCGGCCGACTGGGAGGCCTGGATCCAGGCCAAGGCCGGCTCGATCGAGCAGTTCAGCAAGACGTTCGAGAGCGGCGAGTTCAAGGCCGCGCTGAACAGCTACGCCAACAGCCGGACCAAGGAGCGGGAAGAGCTGCTCGATCAGCTGCGCACGCAGGTCGAGACACAGTTCACCGAGCTGCTCAAGGAGCATCAGGGCGCGTTCGGCAACATCATCAAGCTGCCCGACTTGGACGAGTCGAAGCGCACGGCCGGCGCGCGCCCGTCGCCGGTCTACAACAACAAGCGCGCCAAGGGCGCGCCGCTCGACGGCGTGTGGCCGGACTACTACACGTTCCTGCAGGACATCTGGTACTCCAAGGGCAACGGGTCGATGTCCGCCGAGGCCCGCCATCGCATGGACATCTACAACACGTACTCGGAGAAGGTGCCCAGCGAGGGCGGCTTCCTCGTGCCCGAGGAGTTCCGCTCGGAGATCATGCGGCTGTCGCTCGACAGCGCCGTGGTGCGCCCGCGGGCGACCATCATTCCGATGAACGCGCCGCGCATCCACATCCCGAGCATCGACGAGACCTCGCGGGTCAGCTCGATCTACGGCGGCGTGGTCGTCTACCGGACGGAGGAGGGCGCCGAGCTCACCGAGTCGTCCGCCACGTTCGCGTCGATCAAGCTCGACGTGACCAAGCAGACCGCGCTGTCCCACGTGCCCAACGAGCTGATTCGCGACTGGGGCGCGTTCGGCGCGTTCATGGACGCCACCCTCCCGGCCGCCATGAGCGCCTACGAGGACTGGGACTACATCTCGGGCAACGGTGTGGGCGCGCCGCTGGGCGGGCTCAACTCGGCGAACACGGCGCTCATCGCCGTGGCCGCGCGGTCCGGGCAGTCGGCGGCGGCCGGCAACCAGCTCGTCTGGGAGAACGTGATCGACATGTACGCCCGCATGCTGCCGACCTCGCTCGGCACCGCGGTGTGGGTGGCGTCGCCGGACACGTTCGCCCAGCTCGCCACGATGGCGCTGTCGGTCGGCACCGGTGGCTCGGCGGTGTGGCTGACCAACGGCCGCGACCAGCCGGTGCTGACGCTGCTCGGCCGGCCGGTGCTGATGACCGGCTCGGCGCCGGCGGCACTCGGCTCGCAGGGTGATCTGTCGTTCGTGGACTGGTCGATGTACCTCATCGGCGACTACCAGAACATGACCGTGGACAGCTCGCCGCACGTCAAGTTCACCAGCGACAAGACGTCGTTCCGGGCCATCGCGCGCAACGACGGCCGGCCGTGGCTGCAGTCCCCGCTCACCCCGCACAACAACAGCGCGACCCTGAGCCCGTTCATCGGCCTGGCCGCGCGTCCGTAGCTACCTGGAAGTAGAACCGGCCCGGATGGGCTGGCGCGCGGCGGTGCGCTCGCAGATCGGCCGCCGCGCACGCTCTCGCCCGTACCCGGACCGCCCGGGAGTAGGGCCAACCGTGCCGGCACTCAACCCCCGGCCGGGGAGGATGGCACCATGTTCCAAGAGGCGCTCGGTCGCCTGTTCGACATCGGCACCTGCGTGGTCCCGGTCGACATCAACACGTCGGACACCGCGACCGGTCAGCGCATCTCGATGGCCGGTCACTCCGGCATCGCGATCGTGCTGCACACCCTCGTCGGGGGTGCCGACGACATCACCATCGACGTCCAGCAGCACACGGCCTACACCGGTGGCACGTCGGCCGACCTCGATGCGGCGGCCGTTTCGACGTCCAGCGGCATCGACCACTACTACATCAAGGCCGAGACGGCACTGGACAACGACGAGGCATGGGTGAAGGTCACGCAGACCGCGGCCTCTGAGGTCGTTGTGGTCGGCGCGACGTACGGCACCCAACAGAAGTTGGTGGTCGTGCAGGTCGGTGCCGATCAGCTCGGCGACGGGTATACCCACCTGTCGGCGCGCATCGACTGCACCACGTCCACATCGCAGCTGCTCACCGCGCTGTACATCCCGTACGACCTCGCCGCGCAGCGCACGCCCCCCAATCGTCCGAACCTGCTGCGCCCCGGCGCGGCGAACGCGTGACGGGGGACTGACGCATGCCAGCATTGGCGAACGCCTCGGCGTTCCGCAACGCCATCCTCGGCGGGCCGGTTATCAGCAAGTCGACCGGCACGCTCGCGGCGACGACGGTCGACCTGTTCGTCATCGCCGGTGGCGAGATCATGGTCACCGCACTGTGGGGCAAGGTCACCACGACGATCACGGTCGCGAACAGCTACAAGCTGATCGCGACCCCGACCACCGGTGCGTCGCAGGACCTCTGCGCCGCAACGGACATCGGTACCACGGACACCACGGCCGGCACGCTGCTCACGTTCGCGCTCGACACCACCACGGCGCCGCGCAAGCTCATGAGCATCGGCTACGGGGTGGCGCTCGGGCCCTGCCCGATCAGCACCGGCAAGATCCAGTCGGTCTCGGCCGGCACGGACGGCGTCATCACGTGGTACTGCACGTGGGTGCCGCTGACCGATGGTGCGACCCTGGTCGCGGCCTGACGTACTGCGCGGGTGATCGGTGCGCGGTACGCTGCGCGCACCGATCATCGCAACAGAAGGAGAGATCATGAGTGGCGTGTTCGACCCGAACGAGCCGGGCATCTTCGCGACCGACGACGAGGACGTGGCCAAGGCGCACGGGCTCAACTACTTCGACGAGGAGTCGGGCCAGTGGGTCAAGCGCGACGCCACCGAGCACGGTGACAACGCCGACCCCGCGCGCGAGGACGCCTCGGAGCGCGAGCTGCGCGACGAGACCCCCGAGAAGCACGACGCGCTGGCGCAGGGCCTGGCGCCGGGCGAGCAGCCGGCGGCCGAGGAGTCGGGTACTGCGGGGCCGCTCGTAACCAACGACGAGGGCGCCGAGACTGGCGAGAACGAGACCGAGGACGACGAGCAGCACGTTGACGAACCGGTGCTGTGAGCGCCGACCCGTTGCCGCGGATCGGTGAGGGCATATTCTTCCAGCCCCCACCGGCCGCGGTGCCAGAGCCCGAGGGGAGTGAGCAGCCATCAGCGGGTGGTACGGACTCCTCAACATTATCCAGCTCAACCGCGACGAAATCGGCGAGTGGCGCAACAGCCCGCCCCAAGCCTGCCCGCACGACGGCGAACCGCTGAAGACCGGACCGGACGGCGAGCTGTTCTGCCCGAGCGACGGTTGGCGCTGGGACGGCACCACCGAGGGGAAACGAGGGACCGCATGAGCGACGAAGAGTTGGCCCGGGCCACGATCGCGTGCCGGCGCTGTGGCGCCGAGCCCGGTAGTCCGTGCCACAACTCAGCCGGTAGCTTCCTGCCGCTGGAAGAGGGTGGCCCGTTGGTCCACCCGGCGCGGCTGCACGACTGGCAGGATCAGCAGGGCACCGCTCGATCGGTGGCGGCGGAGTAATGGGCGACGTGCGGCAGGGAACGCCGATCGATCTTGAAAAGATGCGCTCCATTGGCGTTGGCAGCCGCACGCGCGACATCGTCCGTGAGGGCCGGCGCGCGGACGGCGTGCGCGTCAAGGCCACCACGGACGAGCTCGGCAACACCGTGACCGAGCACGCCGAGAGGCGCGACGGCTATCGTCGCGACGTGCTCATCCGCCCCCAGACTGTGGCTATGAAGATCGGAGCGCAGGGCGCATGAGCGCAAGCAGCCGGCCGACGTTCGAAGAGCGGCTCAATGATCCGCTGTCGCACTTCCCGTATAAGCGCGATGAGGCACACACCGGTGCCGCGCGCGACGTGCGCCGATTCGTGCGATCACTGGAGCTGGACGACGAGACCGAACAGTCGCTGATCGAAGCGCTGCTGCCGTTCGCGGCCGGCCAAGTTGACGCGACCGCGGCCTACGTTGCGGCACAGCAGGCCTACCTCCGCGATCCCTCGGACGAGACGCGGGCTGAGGAACGCGCCTGCGCCAATGATCTCGCAGTGGTGCGGCGTGAGTACCGCGAGGCCCGCGCGCGTCTCGCGGCACAGGTTCAGGGCCAGGAGGGCTGATCGATGGCTGTCACCGTCTCTGGGCTCTACGTCGCGAACATGATCGACGTGTACGACGCGACCCAACTCGCCGTTGACCTCTCACTGACCACGCACAAGATCGCGTTGATCACCAACAGCGCCACCCCCAACTTCAGCTCGGATGTCTCGTGGTCGAGCACGAACGAGGTCAGCGGCACGGGTTGGGCCAGCGGCGGCGTTGCACTGTCGGCGGCGGCGGCCGGCGCGACGTCCACGGCGCCGACCAACACCGAGTCGCCAACCGGTTCCCAGATGTACGACATGGGCGACATTTCGGTAGCGAGCACCACGTTGACCAACGCTCGGGCCGCGCGCATCTACGCCGACGCCCTGGCCGGCGACAACCTCATCGTGTTGATCAACTTCGGCGCCGACTACTCCACCGTGGCGGGCACGTTCGGCATCGTGTGGGCATCGACCGGCGTCTTCGCCATCGACTGGACTCCGTAACCGGACGGGGGGCGGGGAGGGTAGCCCGTGGCCGCACCGACGTATGGCGTAGCGGGCACCTACCGGCAGGGCAGCACGGCCAGCCCGGCATTCGCCGCGCCGGCTTCCATCGTCAGCACCAGCATCGTGATCATCGACATGTACCTCGATGCCGGTGCGACGATCAGCTCTCTGCCGACCGGATTCGCGCACGTCGCCGGTAGTCCGCTGACGATCAACCCGAGCGGCGGCGGCGAGCACAAGATCGTGCGGCTCTGGGCCCGCAACCCGGCCGGCGCGACGTACACCGTGGGCCTGAGCGCCAACGTCTACAGCAACGGGGTGGCCAGTCGGGTCGATGGCTGCGTGGCGACCGGCGACCCGTGGGACACCAACAGCGGCATCGGCACGGCGGCGGCCACGGCAACCGACATCACCTCAGGCGTGACGCCGGCCGTCTCGATGACCACGCAGAACAACGATCAACTGAAGTGGTTCAGCGGCAGCAACTGGGGCGGCGGCGCCTGGACTCCGGTGACCGGTTTCACCGAGCGGCTCGATACCGGTGATGCCACCCTCACCGTCGACACCCTCGCCCAGACCACGGCCGGCGCCACCGGCTCGCTCACGGCCACCTGTGCTACCAGCGACCGACGCGGGGCCCTGCTGGGTAGCTTGCTGTCCGTCGCACTGAGCAGTGGCGACGCCAGCGTCTCGGCGTCGGTGGTCGCGGCCACGGCGACGGTCGGCGCACCGACCCTGCAGACCGGCGAGACGGTCACGGCGACGACGGTCGCGGCCGTGGCCACGGTCGGCGCGCCCACGATTCGCCTGTCCGTGGTCATCACGCCGGCCGTCGTCGCGGCGGTCGCCACCGTGGGCGCGCCGACCGTGCAGACCGGGACCGCGGTCTCACCCGCCACCGTGGCCGCCGTGGCGAGCGTCGGCGCCCTCACGTTCTCGACCGGCGAGGTGGTCTCGGCCGCCGTGGTGGCCGCCGTCGCCACTGTGGGCGCGCCGAGCATCTCCACCGGCGGGAGCGCCAGCGTCTCAGGCGTCACCGTGGCCGCCGTCGCGACGGTCGGCGCGCCTTCCCTACGCGCCGACCAGACTGTCACGGCGGTCAAGGTCTCGGCGGCGGCCACGGTCGGCGCGCCGACGATCGCGCTGTCGGCGGCCATCACGCCGGCGACGGCGGCCGCCGTGGCGTCGGTCGGCGTGCCGACGTTCCGTACCAGCTCGACGTTCGCCGTGAGCACCGTGCTCGCCGCGGCCGGCGTGGGCGCGGTGACGGTCAGCACGTCGACCCCTACGGGGCTGGTCGGCAACGCGCACGGGCCGCTGCCTCTCGCTGTTGGCTCGATCACCGTGCATACTGGCACCATCGTCGGGGCGATCACCTGACGGGTGGGCCAGCCTGGATAGCCCCGGCGAGACAACTGCATATCCACCCCCGCTCGGCCCCGTGTGCCGACCGGCCAAGAAAGCAAGGGCACAGGGATGGTCTGGTACTGCACTCGCGAGAGCGTGAAGAGCGCGCTCGACGAGCAAGAGACCGCGCGGAGCAACGCGCAGATTGATGACGCCATCGAACAGGGTGCGCGCAGCGTCGAGGGTCTCTGCCACCGTCCCGAGAACGGCTTGGCGCCGATGCTCGCCACGCGGTACTTCGACTATCCCTCGCGCACCGGCCGTCCGCCGTCCTGGCGGGTGTGGTTCAACGAGTTCCTCCTGATCACCGCATCGGGCGTGACGGTCGGCGGCGGGGCGACGTCGCTCACGGCCAGCCAATACTTCCTCAAGCCGGACAGCGGCCCGCCGTACAACCGGCTGGAGATCGACCTCGGCGGCTCGGGCGCACTCAGCTCGGGCGACAGCTGGCAGAACGCGATCGGCATAGCCGGCCTGTGGGGCTGGACCAACGCGCGCGAGAGCGTCGGCACGCTGTCGAGCCAGCTCGGCGCCACGTCGAGCTCGACGGCCGCCTTGGCCTGGACCACGGCCCGCTTCGGGGTGGGCGATGTGCTGTTCATGGACAGCGAGGCGATCACCATCCGTGATCGCAACTTCGTCGACAGCACGCAGAATCTCGGCGCCAGCCTGACCGCCAGCGGGGCGGACGTCGCTGTCAGTATCAGCGACGGCACGGCGTTCGCGGTCGAGGAGATCATCCAGATCGGCACCGAGAGCATGCGGGTGGTCAGCATCTCAGGGAACACGCTGACCGTGAAGCGGGCCTGGGACGGCAGCCAACTTGCCGCACACACCCTCGGCGACGACGTCTACGCGCTGACCGGCGTCGAGCTGACGAGGGCGCGTCTCGGTACGACGATCGCGGTGCACGCGACCAGCACGGTGGTCTACCGCTGGGTACCGCCCGGCCCGCTGGCCACCCTCAACCGCGCGTACGCGATCAACACGCTGCTCGGTGAGCGCTCGGGTTGGGCTCGGTCGCTGCAGGCCAACGCGGACACGGCCGTCGAACTGACCGGCCGCGGCATCGCGAAGCTGGAGCGCGACGTTGAGCGCATCTACGGCCGCAAGGTCCGGACGAGGGCGATCGTATGATCAACATCAGTGTGCGGGCCGCGGGCCCCGTGTTCGACGGTCGGCTGTCCAGGACGCTCGCCGAGGCGGTCGATGAGGCCGAGCAGGAGATTGCCACGATCGGCGCCGACCACTTGCGCGGCGACCTCGGCGTGCCACCGTTCAAGAACCCCACCGGCTGGTACCGCTCGCACATCACCCCGAAGCGGATCGGTGCCATGTGGGCGATCCAGGACAGCGGCGTGATCTACGGGCCGTGGCTGGCCGGCACCGGTAGCCGCAACGCCACGACGCGGTTCAAGGGCTATGCGCACTGGCGCCGGCTGGTCACGTTCGTCCAGAAGATCAGCAGGCCGACCACTCAGAAGGTCATCGACCGCGCGTTGGCGAGGCTCGGATGACCGGCGTCGGGGCGGGCGCCGTCCTCGCCACGCTGGCCAACCACGCGCGCCTCACCGGCTCATTCGAGGTCATCCGGGTCGGGGAGTTCAAGACCCCGCCGCCCAACGGGCTGAGCTTCGCGGTGTGGATGCAGACGCTCGGGGTGGCGCCGACCGGCAGCGGCCTGGCGGCCACGACGGCGCTGCTGCACGCAACCGCGCGCATCCACCTCCCGATGCTGTACCAGCCGGAGGACGGCATCGAGGTGCTCGTGGCCGACGCCGCCGACGCCTACATGGGTCGGCTGCACGGCGCCTTCACCCTCGGTGGCTTGGTGCGCGACGTCGACCTGCTGGGCGAGATGGGTGAGCCGATGCTCTGGCAGTACGGCTACATCACCATCGGGCAGGCGATATACCGCATCGCCGAGCTGCAGATCTACGCGGTCCTCAACGACGTTTGGACACAGGCACCATGACGAACCGCCGCGGCACGCAGGCGTGCTCACCGAAGCCGTACTCACCCCGCAACTGCGTCATCGGCTCGTTGTCGATCTGGAGGTTGCCCTGATGGCCAAGACCCATGGCATGGGCGATCAGCTATGGATCGGTGGGTACGATCTCGGCGCGTCGACCAACAGCCTGAATCGCATCGGCGGTGGGAACACCCCCATCCCGATGACCGACATCACCCAGTCGGCCATGGCCCGGGAGGGCGGCCAGCGCGACGGCGGTTTCGATATCACGTCGTACTGGGCGCCGGCGGCTGGCGAGGCGCACGCGGTCTACTCGCCGTTGCCCACGGCTGACGTCATCGCGACGTACGCGCACACCACGGCGATCGGTGGCGTGTCGGCCAACGTGGTGGCCAAGCAGATCAACTACGACCCCACGCGGGGGCAGGACGGCTCGCTGAGCATCGGTGTGCAGGCCCTGGCCAACGGCTACGGCCTGCAGTGGACGTTCCAGGCGACGGCCGGCAAGCGCACCGACACGGCGGCCACGGCGGCCGCCGCGGTCACCGCGCTGGACCAGCTCACCGCAACGCCGGGCGCGTTCGGCCTCGTGATGTGGGTGCACCTCTTCGCGTTCACCGGCACCTCGGTCACGATCAAGTTGCAGGAGTCCAGCGACAACGGCGCCGACGCCTATGCCGATGTGGTCGGCGCGACGACCGGCGCGCTCTCCTCCGCCCCGACCGCGCTGCGCATCGCCACCGGCTTGATCAATGTTGAGCGCTACCTCAAGGTGGTGACCACGGGCACGTTCAGCAACGCCGTGTTCAGCGTCGGCGTGGCTCGGCACCGCACGTCCACGGTGTACTGATCATGTTCGGCGGTAGCGATCCGTTCGCGAACATCCGGCGCCTGGTGCAGGCGCCGGTCCAGCAGATGCGCACGTTTCAGCTGGCGCAGCCGATCAAGACCCACTTCCGCACGGCGACGTGCCGGGAGGTCGACTGCCCGAACTACGCCAATGGCTGGTCGATGGGCTTCGACCTCACCGACCCGGAGCGCGTGGCCGCGGCCCGGTGGATCCGTGACCACTCCGGCCGCACGATGAGCGCCGTGGTGACCGATGGCAAGGTCACCCTGACCTTCCCGGCCGGGCAGGAGTGCTTCACGACGCACCGCATGCCGCTGGAGCGCGACCCGTTCATGGTGGTGCGCGCCGGCGACTTCCGCGGCAATCCCACCGGTTGGCGCATGCGGCACACCAGCGCTGAGAGCTTCGCCGATCAGTGGTCGGACGATTTGGACAAGCTTCACACATTGCGTGAAAGAGGGTAGATCATGGCAAAGGGTTCAGGTCTCGCGTGGACCACGCTCTCGGTGGACGACAGCGGCGGCGCCGTCGAGGTGATCAAGAACGACGTGCAGTCCTTCCAGTTCGCCATGCCGCGCGGCGTGCTGGACATCACCGGTGTGGACAAGAGCGCGATCGAGCGGCTGCTGCTGCTGGCCGACTTCTCGATCACGCTGACCACCACGGCGATCAACTTCGCCAGCACCCCCTCGTTCTGGGACGTCTTTCACACCGTGCCGTCGACCTCGGTCGCCCGCACCACCACGCTCGTCTTTGCGTCCAAGACGCTGGCGAACGAGGTGCTCTACACCGACTTCAACGTCACGCGCGGGCAGGACGGCTCGCTGGGCGCCTCGGTGCCTGGCGTGCTGGCGGACGGCACTGTCCCGAGCTGGGCCTGACCATGACGACGTTGTGGCAGCGGGGCCGGGTGGTGCTGGTCTGGCCCGAGCAGCATGAGATGCATGGGCTGGAGGTCGTCATGCGGCGGCGGTCGCTGGCCGAGGCGAACGAGCTGATGCTGACCGAGCGGCCCGGGGACGGCAAGGACTGGGCTGACCTCTCCCCCAAGGAGCGGGTGGCTCGGGCGGAGAATGGCGCCGATGATCTCGCCGATCTGATCGTGAGTTGGAATTTCGCCGACGACTACGGAAACCCCGTGCCGCACACGGCCGCAGGAATCCTCGCCGCCTGCGACAACCAGATGATCAATGCGATGTGGGAGACGTACAACGACGCGATCATCCGAGTGTCGCCCCCTTTGCCCAAGAGCTCAGAGCCTGGGCCCGACGAGTGGGACCTCCCGCCGCAGGAGACGCTGAGCCCCTGAGTCCGCAGGCCGACGTGCTGCTGACGCTGCGCCGGCTGTGCAAGGAGTACCACGCGCTGCCGTCGCAGGTGCTGGCCGAGGATGCCGGTCTGCTGCTGCAGTTGCTTGAGGTCGACGCCATCGTCAACGAGGCCGAGGCGGAGTACCTGCAACAGCAGGCGATGGGTGAGAGCGCAGGGATAGACCCGGGATTGGCTGAGCTGGAGAGGATGGCGGCCGGTGGGTAGCAACGTCACGGTCACCGTCGACGCTCAGGACAAGACTGGGCCGGCGATGGCCTCGGCCGCCAAGGGCGAGAAGACCGTTGGCGACGCCGCCGCCGAGGCGGCCAAGCAGCTGCAGGCGATGAGCGAGAAGCTGGAGCGCGCCAACGAACGCGCCCAGAAGCTGGCCGAAGCGGAGGAGCGCGCCGCGGAGAAAGCGCGCCGGATGGCCGAGGATCTCGGTCTGCTCAAGCACCAGCTGGAGGAGAACGGCGACGCGTCCGGCCAGCTCTCGCGCAAGATCGACCGGCTGACTACCGACCACCGATTCGCCGCGCAGGCCACCGACGAGTACCGCCGCGCGGCCAACCGCGCGGCCAGCGAGGCGCGGGAACAGGCACGCGCCTACGACCGCGTGGCGGACAACGCGCGCCAGGCGGCGCGCGCCGTGGCTATCCTCGGCGCGGCTTCGAAGCTGGGCAGCAACGGCAAGGGCAACGGTCTCGGTACGGGTGCGGACATCAGTGCGGGGTTCTTCAAAGGCGGCATCGGCGGTGCGACCTCGGCGCTGGAGGGAAGCCTCGGTACCCCGGTCGTCGGGCCGGCGCTGCTGGCCGCCATCGCCGCTGCCACGATTCCCGCGGCGAGCTTTGTCGGCGGCGCGGCCGGCGGCGCGGTGGGCCTCGGCCTGGGCGGCGCGGGCGCGGGCGCGGGTCTTGCCGGCGCGTGGCAGGGCGACCCCGAGAAGTTCGACGCGCAGTGGCAGCGAGCGATCAACAATGTCGCTCATCGCTGGTTGGAGTCGTCGCGAGCATTCGGCGATGAGCTGACCGGTGACCTCAAAGAGGCCGACCGGACCATGCGCGACCTACCTGTGGAGAAGGTGCTCGCGCTGTCGCAGGGGCTGTCGACGCCGCTGGTGCAGGGGGCGGGCGGCGGTATCACCAACTTCGCCAACGGCGCGGTCGACGCGCTGGGCAAGGTCAGCGTGATCGTCGAGCGCGTCGGGCCCAAGCTGGCTAACCTTGGCAATGCGGCGGGCGACGCGCTGCGCATGATCTCGGAGGGCAGCGAGGGCGGCGCCGATGCGCTCGGTGATCTGGTCGACGGCATCGGCTACGTGATCAGGGCCACCGGCGTACTCATCCTCGGATTCGAGAACGCGTATCAGGCTATTCACGACTTTGAATCGGCAAATCAGGACTTCATCAGTTCTGTCCCAGTTGTTGGTGATTTCGCACACGGGTTGGCCGATGGTCTATTCGGCATTCACGAGTCTTCGATCGTGGCCGGCCGGTCGCTGAAGGAAACCGCGGACATCTCCGGCGGCCTGTCGGAGCAATGGGCGGCCGTGGCTCAGGCCGCCGCCGAGACCACGGTGCAGACCCTCGCGCTGAACGATGCCCTCACCGCGACGCGCAACGCTGAGCTGTCCCTGGCCGATGCCAACCTTGCGGTCGCACAGGGGTGGCTGGATCTCAAAGAGGGGCTCGACGATGGCAAGAAGTCGCTCGACTCCACCACGCAAGCCGGGATCGACAATCAAAAGGCCATCCTGGGTCAGGTCGAGCTGCTGGAGCGGCAGCGCGAACAGGCCATCGCCACGGGCAACAACACGCAGGAAGCGGTTGAGCAGGCCAACGCCGCGTACGACGCCGCCATTCAGAAGCTCCGGGAGACGGCCCGGGCCGCGGGGTTCACCGATGCACAGGTGGACGCGCTGCTGCGTTCGTACGGCGCACTGCCGGAACAGGTCTCGACCGAGGTCAAGGCGCCGGGGCTGTCCTCCGCCCTGAGCCAGGGCATCAGCCTGGGCAACGCGCTGAACCGGATCGACGGCCAGACGTACGAAGCACAGGTTATCGTGCGCTATCACACGCAGGGCCAGTCCCTCAACGCACCACAGCGCACCGGCGGTATCGGTCACGCCGCCACCGGCGGCGCGCAGGACGGGATGACGCTGGTCGGCGAGGAAGGCCCGGAGTACGTGCGCCTCCCTCGCGGGAGCATGGTCTACCCCCACGCCAACACCAACCAGATGATGGCGCAGGGCGGCGGCGACCAGACTCCGGCGCTCGTGCAGTTCAGGGGCGACGACTCGGCGCTGTGGCGTCTGTTCCAGAAAGCACTTCGCGACGGGCTGCTCACCGTGCCCGCCAACGCCGTCGTCGGCATAGTCAAGTAGAAGAGAGAGCGCCGTGCTGCATAGATACACGATCTGGAACGGACCCATGGCGACGACGGCCGCGCAGGCCAGCGTCACCACCGGCACGGCGATCAAGACCATGCTGCAGGTCGCCACGCCGGCGAGCCGCATGATCAGCGTCCTGGCGTGGGGCTTCACGCTCGATGACCCGCCCGGCGCTGACGCGATCATCGAGCTGATCGAGACCGACGTCGCAGCCACCGTGACGGCGCACGTGGCCAGCGGCGTGCAGCCGGTGGTGTCCGGCGCGCCGGCGTCGCTGATGACGCTCGGCACCTCGGCGACCGGCTACACAGCCTCGGGCGAGGGCACGCCGACGGCCAGCAAGATCCACGACGCCGTGGCGCTGTCCTCGGTGTCCGCCGAGGCGGCGCCGTTCCTCACCTGGGAGCGCGAGTTCTCCGAGGTGCGCATGCCGCAGATCGCGGTATCACGCTTCCTGCGTGTGCGGGCGACCACGCCGACCACGGCTGTGGATATGCGCTGCTGGGTACTGATCGAAGAGTAGGCAACATTCAATGTCTCGGGCCATGCTCCGTCCCCTACGCTGGCGACGGCCGCCACTGCGCCGTTCGGTGCCGCTGGCCGGCGACCGCGGCGGTGGCGACTTCCTGCCCGATGTGTTCTCCGACGCCCGGCAGTACATCGAAGCGGCATTCGGCGCCGACCCCACGGCTGACCCGGACACGTGGACGTGGACGTACATCGGTGGCCCGAGCACGGTGCAGTGGAATCCGGGCGTCGACATCACGATCGGGGAACGCGACGAAGCGCTGAGCATCACGCCGGCCAACTTCACGTGCAAGATCCGCAATGATCAGCCGAACGGCGGAGACTTCTCCATCGATAACCCGCTGGGGAAGTACTGGCCCTACGTGCGAGAAGACGTGCCGATCCGAGCTCGGCTTGATCTCGGGCTCGGCCCGTCCGTCCGCTTCCAGGGCTACGCCGAGGGTTGGACGCCGACGTGGATCGGCAACGACGATGACGGCACCAGGATCAGCGCAGTGCAGCTGGTGGCCAAGGGCGCCGTGTACCGACTTAAGCAGGGCACCAGTGCGCCGCGCTCACCGATGTGGCGCTATAACATGCTGTCATACCGGTTCCCCCGGGACACGAACGCCGGCTGGTACAGCGGCGAGGACCAGGGCTACCACATCCTGCCGTCGCACTATTGGGCGCTGGAGGAAGGCTCGGCAGCGGTGCGAGGCGAGAACGCCGTGCAGCCGGCCTATCCGCTCACTGCTGCCGCAGGTCACCTGCCGCGGTTCAGCGCGGACACGGCACTGCTGTGCACGCGCGCCATGCCGTCGTTCAACGACGGCGCATCGCTCACCGTGCAGTTTCCGATGATCACAGCTACTGGAGGTACCGAGGAATTCGGGATCTTCAGTGCACCGCCGACCATCCGGTGTCAGTTTCTGGTGCGGCTGTCCGAGTCGACGATCACCGCACTGAAAGACTCCCTGGGCACCCTGGCCGATGGCTTGAAGGCACGGCTGCTCAGCCTGGAGGTGAGCTCAACGACCCTGGCCCGGGCCACGGTGTTCCTGGACAACGATCCGACCGATGGCCTGCTGATGTACTTGGAAACCAAGAACCATTCCGACACCACGATGCAGACCATCGGCGGTCTCGTCGGTCTGCCGTTTGAGCAAGGGGTATACGTAACGCTCGATATCCTGCGCAGCGGTACGGACATCATCGTGAGCATGGGGCACCTGCCATTGGTCATGGACCCCGATACTGCGGCGGCCGATTACCCATTCACTGCGGTCTATCAGGCGACCACCGGCATGACCAGCTCGACGCTGTACGGCGTACACGGCCTCACCGTGTCGGGTACCGAAAACCTCAACGGCGGATGTGTCGGACAGATCACGCTGTATGGAGACAATGACGATCAGAGTTTCGGTGACCGCTACCCGCGAGCGCTGCTCGGTCGCTCCGGCGACACGGTAGCCACCAGGCTCTATCGGCTCGGGGTCGAGCAGAACGTCGCCATCGACGTCATCGGGGATGCCGACCTCATCATGGGAGCCCAGTCGGTGAACGGCTTCCTAGATCTGGTGATCGAGGCATGGAAGGTCGACAGCGGCATTCTGCTCGACGGGCTGAACAGTGGGCTGACCTACATCACCCGTACGCAGGCGACCTCGCAGGCAGCCGGCTTGACGCTTGACGCCGCCGGTGGTGGCGATATTGTTGATCTTGAGATCGTGCACAACGCGCAGAGTCGGGTCAACACGTTCACCGCGCGCAACAACGCCGGCGCCGAATCGACGTTCACGCAGACGGACGGAGCACTGGGCACGGATACGGTCGGTGTGTACGAAAGCGCCGACGAGATTCGCGCCGGCCTCCCCTCGGACCTGTATCAAGTGGCCGCTTGGAGGGTGGCTCAGGGCACCGTGGGCGGTCTGCGGTACCCGCGGGTCGAAGTCGAGTTTGCCAAGTCTGGCATGACAGCCAAGGCACAGCAGTGGATCGACTCCCTGCCGTTCAGCCGGCTCGACGTGCTCGGGCTTGGGTCCAACGGCACCGATCTGCGATTCCTGATACGCGGCTGGCGGGAGCGCTGGAACAGCAAACAGCTACGAGTGTCGATGAACCTGTCGCCGTACGACGCGTGGACCGTCGCCATACTGGCCGCCGACGTCGGTGACTCGGGAGACTTCCTGCTGTGGCTGGCCGAGGACGACGGAGCATCGACGCTCGCGGCCGCCGCGGCGGCCGGCGCTACAACGCTCACCGTGCAGACCACCGGTAATGGCCCGGTGTGGACGACCGTGGCCGACGACATCAGCGGGCTCAACATCCTGATCAACGGGATCAAGATTCCGGTTACCAACATCACCGGGGCGACCTCGCCGCAGACGTTTACGGTGACCGGCTCGGCCGTCCTCAAGGCGCTGCCGGCAGGTAGTGCGGTAGCCGTGTTCAATCCGCCCATTCTGGGCCTGTAGGGCAGGGAGTCCTCATGACCGCGTTGTTCTACGTCGGCCAGAAGTTGCGGGCTTCGAACCTGCAGGACATCATTGACGACCACCTATCAGTCGCCAAGTCGGTGGACACGCCGCGAATCAGCACTACGACACTGACCGCTGATCCGCATCTCGTGCTGCCATTCGCCGCGAATTACACCTACATTGTCAATTTCGTTATCTACCACAACAGCGCCACTGCGGCCGATATCCAGTTCGCACTCAGCTTCCCCTCCGGCGCCACGACGCCATTCGGTGGACTGCGCCTGGTCACCTCGGCCTCGGTGACCGGCGACGTGGATCCGGGCGCGTACAGCTCGGCGACCTCGGGCACGAGCAACATCACGGCGGCCGGCTCGGGTCTGGCCAACACGACGCTGCTGTTCGCCACCGTGATCATGGGCTCAACGGCCGGCAACGTCTCGCTGATGTGGGCCCAGAACGCCAGCACGGCCAGCAATACCACGCTGTACACCGGTAGCAGCATGACCGCCGAGCGCATCCGTTGACGCCTGCAGACATGCATCGGGTACTCTGATCACGTGACCGTTTGGTACAGGGTGAAGTGGATCGATCCGCTGTTTGAGGCGTTCAACGCCATCGCGCCCAACCGAGCCAAGGGGCAGGACGGGACGATCGGCGATACCGCCCACCAGGCTGAGACGTCCGGGCACAACCCCGACGACACGGCCGGCGTGAAGGCAGAGCGCCAGGACGCCGATTCGGTCCCCGAGGTGCGTGCCGCGGACGTCGATGCTGACCTCCGCCAGCCTGGCGTGACCATGGAACAGGCGGTACAGGCCGTGCTGCACGGGCCGGCCGCCGAGCGCGACCGGTTGATCTACATCATCTACAACCGGCGCATCTGGCGGAAGTCGAACGGCTGGCGCCAGGAGACCTACACCGGCAGCGACCCGCACGATCGGCACGCGCACTTCTCCGGCGACCCCGAGTCCGACGAGGACGCCCGGGCCTGGACATCGATCAAGAACATTGGAGCTGGCATGGAACAGACCGAACCGCTCAACCCGGCCAACGCCGAAGGCAACACGGTCGGGAACGCGCTCAACATCGCGACGCAGGTCCGCACCGGTGCGTGGCTGGATGACGCCAAGACGGGTTACGGCCGGCCGGCGCCGAACAGTGCATTCGGTAGGATCTACGCCGGACTCGCGGCGCTGCTGGCCAAGGTGGAGGCGATCCAGGCCGGGCAGGTGAGCCAGGACGCGGTGAACGCCGCCGTGCTGGCCGCGCTGCAGACGCCCGAGGTGCGCGCAACGCTGATCGACGCCGCGCGGCAGGGCGCCGAGCTGGCCGAGGACAGCTGACCTCCCGCCCACCAAAGACGCCAACGCCCCGATCCTGGTCCGCAGGTCGGGGCGTTGGCCTGTGCGTCTACCGGCAGTGGCTGGACAGGACGACCGACGTCGCGCTGGCGCTGGGCCCGGGCGTCACGGCGTTGGACGGCGTGCCGCTGGGGATCGGGGAAACCGACGTGGTCGGGGGGATCCAGGGGCTGCGCGTGACGGGCGAGAAGCCGGGGCGCGGCGTGAAGTCGGCGTGGGCGGGCATGGCCGAGGACACCAGGCCGGTTGCGGCGAGCAGGCCCGCAGTGGTCAGGATGATGCGCTTGCGCGTGAGGGTCATGCTCCCAGTCTATCATGCATCGGAGACGTGATCAGTGGTCTTCGCCGCGGTCAACAGCGCGGCCAGCTCGACTTCGCGGCCGCGCCACGGCGACTCGAAGTTGATGCTGATGCCCTGATCGCGTATGACCTTGGTCGCCTGCGCCTGCCGCTCCCTCTCGTCCCACTGGGCCAGGGTGTAGAAGCGCGGGGAGTAGGAGTAGCCGCCGCCGTTGGTTTGATCATCGAGTCGATACCGCTCGGTCCAGCCCGGGTAATCCTCTGTCTCGACGGTGATCCATGCCCGGCCGATCTTCACCACCTTGCCGCGATGTGTGCGCAAGGTGCGGCCGTGGCCATCGACCATCATGACGATCTCGTTCATTTCGACCTTGACCATGGTCAGCTCCCGAATCCGTGGGCCACGATGTGCTCGATGTGCTGCTTACGGGCCAGCGCCTCATCGAGCAGCTCCAGGTGCCGCTCGCCGTGCGGGGCGAGGGTGGCCCCGGTGACGATGATCCGTGCACCCTCGCGCTCGGTGGTCAGCTTCGCGTAGCCCGCCTTCATTAACGCGATCAACTGCGGCCGGCTGGCGCCGGCGCCGCGGGCGATGAAGCCGCCGCCGTTGCGCATCGCGATGAGTAGCAGGTGTTGAGGGCTGGCCAGCACGCCCTTGTCGCCACCGGGGAGGATCGTCATCTGCGTCATGTCAGCAGTCTACCATGCATCGCAGACTGCGGTCAACGGGGGAGCTTCTTGCGTCCTTTGTGTGGATTGCGCAACGTGCGTGGTCGTCGTTGTCCACTGCGCGCGTCAATACATGGATCACCCGGCAGCGCGCGACACATCGGTTTTGGACATTTGTCGAATACCGACCAGCTCGGCTCGATAACGTCGTCGCTCACGATGCCTCCCGCTGCGTCGTTGCGCATCCCTCGTGCGACAGACCCATCGGCTTGCTCAGCCACACCCGCGGGTCGCCGTCGTAGATGCCCAGCAGGCAGAACTTGCACGTGGCGTTGAAGCGGCGTGGCGCGCGCTTCCCGCCGTTGACCTGGTTCATGCCGCGTGCGGCCGGGCGGCCGAGACTCCCGCCGTTCCAGTTGACCTCGCTCACGATCGCCCCTCTGTCTGTGTCTTCTCGCATCGGTGGTTGGCGTAGGGCTTGCCGGCGTTGGTGAGGCGCAGCGGCCCGCTGCACGTTGGACACGGCACGGTAACCGGTGGCGTACGCGGGGGCGGGGGTGCCCACGGCTCGCCGCGTAGCGTCGCCTTGAGCTCCTCGATGCCGATCACGCGCATCGGGCGCTCGGCCGCCGAGTCGAGCAGCGCGGCGCCGTTCGGGCGCCACCCTCCCGCCGCGGTCCGCGCGTACGCCACCCACGCGCGTCGTGGTCGGCCGGGCAGGTCTGCCTGTAGGCGCAGGCACAGCGAGGCGACCACGGCGCTCTCAGCGTCGTTGGCAGCAGCCAAGGCGAACGTCGCCCGGTGTTGCCATACGCCGCCCGCCTCGGCTGCTCGCGCGACCGCGATGATGCCGGCCGGCGTACCCGGGGTGGTGAGGTCGTACGGCTGAGCGGGGCGGAGGATGGCGTACGCCGGCGCCGGCCCGGGGCCCGGATCGGCGGCCACAGCGGCATCGTGCGCGGCAGCCGATCCGGGGGCGTAGGAGTATTTCATCGGTATGTCGCTACTCGCAGATCGTGTACAGCGATGCGGCGGCCAAGCCGTTGAAGCCCACCGACTTCTGGCCTGGGCGCCGGTCGATCGTCCGGAGCGCGATGTAGCCCCTCGTCGAGCCGGGCTTGCTCGCCGTCACGTGGACGTTGACCTCGCAGCGGTGCCCGGCCGGGAAGGCGAGGGTGTATTTCCACTGCCGCCCCGGGCCGATGAGTTCGCCGGTGGTGCCGCTCTTGTCGGTGGGATCATCGGTGAGGGTGGTCTGGTCGCCGGTGTTCAGATCCTTGGCCGTGGCTTGCACGCGGTAGGGGCCGTACTGCGGCTCGATCCACGCGCTCAGCGCGACAACGTGGTGGTTGGGGAAATCCTTGTTGACCCGGTACGGGTCGGGCTGCACGTCGTGGGCGTCGTTGTGGTTGTTCTCGTGGTGCTCCGGCTTCTTTTTGTCGCATTTGCCAGCGGCGCCGACGAACGGCAGCACGGCCAGCAGGCCGAGGGTGCGGCGGCGGTTCACAGCGCCTGCTCGATGATGCGCAGCAGCTCGCGGATCCGGTTGCGGTCGTCGTAGTGCGGAATCACGGCATCGTGGATTTCGAGGTGCAGCTTGGCCAGCGCGTTGCGGGCAGCGGCCGTGCGATCGCTGACGCCGGTGCGCGCCTTGGCCGGCGTGGTGGCGTGGATCGGGTGCCCGGCTGGGTAGCCGCAGACTTCGTACCCGGACGGTATGTCGCGCCCGGCGATGCAGGCCACGCCGTCCGGTCGCGAGGGAATGAAATGATGGGTGTCCATCTCAGCCACGCTCACGGTCGATGCGACGCACGTCGGCGTGCCAAATCTCAATCAGCTTGTCGATCTCGTCGTCGGTCCACAGGTGATCGGCGTTCTCGCCGGTCCAGGCGAGGACGGCGCTCTGCTTGTCGTCCGGCAGGCCGAGGCGCGCGGTCAGCTCGATGTAGTCAGCCGTGGCCTGCGCGTCAGTGCTCTCGATGTTGGTCATGTACTCAGTCTACCATGCATCGGAGACTATGACAACGTTTCGATGAGCACGTTCACGCCCGGGCGCTCATTCGGTCCGATCTTCTGCACGTACAGCGTCACGACTTGATTGTCGTCGACGATCACTCCGCCGTTGTAGCGCGGATTCTTGGAGCGCGTGCCGAGTGCGTCGAGCAGATTGCGTGTCAGCTTGTCGAGGTCGCCGGCGCCGTGTGCCAGTGGATCCACCGGCAGCCTGAACACCGCGACCACGCGCACGACGCCGGCGTGTGGGCCGGGGCCAAGATCCCTACGGCCCAGCCAGTGTCGCTGGTAGTCGTCGCGCACGGCGCCGGCCATGAGCGCGCGCCACTTGCCCGAGTCGATCACGCTGTCGTACAGCGTGCCGTTCGGGCGCTTGGCCAGGCTGCCCTTGGTCCGCGGCAGGCCGGCAACGAACGTGTCGACGAGGATCATGGAATGAGCTGCTCGGCCATGGCGCCGATGAGCGCCTGCTGGACCCAGACCTGATCTTCGGGACGCTCGTTCACCAGTCGGCAGAGGATGGCCGCGACGTGCTGGTTGAGCACCATCCCAAGGCACGGATCGGTATCGCTGGGTTCGTCGCCGAGCTGCACGTACAGCGTGAGTGGGTTGCGTCGGCCCTGCCGTAGCTTCACGAGCGTCGGCCCAGCGGGAGGGCGAGCTGGAACTGCTTGGCGTCGATCAACTTCTGCGCGAGGGCGGCGGCCAGCGCGCCGAGCAACGTCCGACCGGTCGACGGCAGGCTGACCTCGGCGCCGGTGCGATGGCGCTCGACGCACAGCGGCGCGGCCCACGCCGGCCCATCCCATTCGGCGATCACCGCGGCCACCACTGACGCTTGAAGGGCACCTGCGTCGCACGCATGAACAGTGCCAGGCTGATCTTCGGATAGGGGATGTCGTGGGCCAGCTTGCGCCAGCGCTCGTCATAGCGTCGCAGCGCCAGTAGCCGGCGCCGTTGTCTGGTCTTGCTCATACCCTGACCCTATCCCATGCATCGCGTACTGTCCAGCGGCGCGAGGATGGCCGAGGGTTCCGGCGGCCGATACGCTGTGTGCTGACAGTCGCCCCCGGACTCCGGGCGCCGGGCGTTACTGACGGAGGGGCCGGAGTGCATGAATGAGCGCGGCACAGCAGACGCAGGCTGGCTCCCGCTGGCGGGTGGTCTTCGCGGCCCTACGCGACGTCGGGATGACCGGGCTGGCGCTGTGGGGGGTGTGGCACCAGGAGCACACGGGCCACGTCAATCCGTGGCTGCTCGGGACCTACGTCGTGATCCTCGGCCTCATCCCGGCGAACCACGCCGTGGCGCTGGCGCGCAGCGCGTTGCCCTATCAGCAGGGGGAGCCGAGCTCAGCCCCCGATACCGCGCCTATGCCGCGGTGATCGGGGGGCTCGTCTTCGTGATCGTCGTGGCCGCCCTGCTCGCCCAGCACGTGGGGCACTAGCTACCGGGGCGCCAGATGCGGCGCGGCGGCGACTGCGGTGGAGATCGAAGCCAGTTCCTCGACGCTCAGGTCCTCTACCATCTCTGCCGCGGCTACCTCGTCGATGCTCCATTCGGCGCGGTAGAAGTCGATCGCGATTTCGCGTGCCGTCCGAGTCTCGCCCGTCTGCGTCATGTGAATACAGTATCACATGCATCGCAGACATGTCAAGCAGCTGTTCCGCCCAGCACGTGGGGCACTAGACGACCTCGAATCCCAGGTCACCGGGGTTGCGCTTGGTGCCCCAGCGCAGGTGGAAGATGCCGCCGTCCGTGACGATGGCGTTGGGTAGGACAGCTTTGACCGTGACCACCTCGCCGAGGTGCGCGGCCGACACGGGGGCAACGCTCGTGAGGCGGATCGTCTGGCCGGCCTTCGGGGTGCTCGTCTGCGTCATTTCGAGGCCGATCCCTTCACGACAAAGGTAACGGTGCCGGAACCAGCGCGACGCGGAAGTTCGACCAAGTGAACTTCGCCAGCCGTGATCGCCGCATCGAGCGCCGCGCTCCATGCTTCATCGAGCGGCAACCAGCCGAGGGGGTAATGCGGCACGGTGATCTCGGTACGACCCGCTTCGCGCATCCATTTGCGCCCCTGCCGGTCTGTGAAGTTGGCAATGATTCGATTGGCCGGGGTCTGCGCTTCGCTCTTCTTCGTCATGCGAGTACAGTATCACATGCATCGCAGACACGTCAACGCCGGCGCACCAGATCCTCGAACAGCAGGCGCAATGCGGTCGCGGCCTGCAGCGGCACCACGCCGTTGCCGGCCCGCGCGAGGGCGGGATTGCGGTCGAGCACCGAGGTGAGGTGTCCCTCGGGCAGCATCATCAGCCACTCGCTGAAGGCGGCGGCGAGCCGGCGGCCGCCCCGCGGCCCGATCTCGGTGGGCTCCGGCGCCGGTCGGCCCAGCACCGTCTCATGCCGCGCGATGGCCTCGGCGTAGCGGCCCCAGCGTTCGGGCTGGACGGCGCTGGGCAGTGCGATGTCCCCCGAGGCGATGCCCTGGTTCGGTCCCCCGTTGCGCGCGTCGGTGACGCGCGGACTCGGCAGGAGCGCGACAAGCACCTGCGCCAGATCCTGGCCATTGCTCTCGGGGCGGGTCCGATCGGCAGCGGCTGGGCCGCGCGTGCTGTCCACGCTGCGGGGAGTCGGCAGCAGGGCCACCGAGTCTTCGAGGTTCCGCCTGCCGGCGGCTTCCCGGCGAGCCGCAGTTTCAGCGCTCAGCGTCGAGGAAGGCTCGCGCCCGTCGCGATGCTGCGGCGTGGCGAGCAGCGTCACGGCGGCACCGAGTGTGATCCCCGCGACCGCGCGCGTGCCGCCGAGCTCGCGACGGCGCCCCCAGAACTCCGCGCTGCCCTCCCCGCGCGTCGAGCCGTCGCGGCCGGCTGGCGAAGGGAGCAACTCGGCACGCGCCATGCTGTCCAGCGAATGCCGGACCGGACCGACGCGACCGGCACCGCCGCCCCGGTTGCTGCCGTAGCTGACCGCGCTCGGAGTGGGGAGGTAGGCGGCGAGCTTCTGGCCGCACGTCGCCACCTGGACCTGGCGCGCGTGCGGTGTGGTGCGGGAGCGACAGGCGAGCAGGAAGACGCGGTGCCGGTGGTGGGCGGCGCCGACCGCGCAGGCGCCCAGCAGGCACCAGCGCACGTCATAGCCCAGCGCGAGTAGGTCGGCCACGATGCCGTCGAAGATCGGGCGCATCTTGCCGCGGGTCAGGTTGGCGACGTTCTCGAAGACGATCGTTGCCGGCCGGTGCAGTGCGATGCCGCGCCGCCAGAACGGCCAGAGGTGACGGTGGTCGGCCTCACCCTGCTGGCGGCCGGCCGCGCTGAACGGCTGACAGGGGATGCCGCCGCACATTAGATACACGCGCTCGGCGCACTCCCAGAAGTCCTCATCGGCGAACGAACCGAGGTTCGGCACCTCGGGCCACCACGTCTTGAGCACCCGCGACGCGTCGGTATCGATCTCGCTGTGCCAACGCACGTCGACCGCGCCGAGCCAGAGGCCCAGCGCCATCTCCAGCCCGCCGTACCCGGAACTCAGGGAGCCGATCGTGATCGTCATTCTAGATCGACTCAATGAAGGCGATGAGCTCGCTCCTGGTAGCGTTCGCGGCCATCGGCATACCGTACGCGTCCGCCACCTCGACCAGGATCGGGCGCTTCACCTGCTGCAGCGTGGCGAACGGTCGGGCTGTGGCCTGGCGCAGCTTCGCGTTCGCGGCCCATTGGCGCGCCCGCAGCGCCTGCGCCTTGTCGTGTCGCTCGGCCAGCTCGGCGTCCGTGGGTGCCTTCTCGGTCATGCCAGTAGTCTACCATGCATCGCAGACATGTCAAGCCGGCCCGCCGCTCGGGCCGCGCAGCGACGAGTCGGGCGGCACGGCGACGCCGGCGGCGGTCAGCGCTTCGATGAGGCGCTCCTGGTAGCGCAGTTGGTCGGTGCGCTGCTGGTTGACCATCGTGTGCACTTCGATGATCTGCCTGCTGTTGGCGCGGGTGCCGCGCAGGATCGGCAGGAGCACGGTGACCGAGGTGATGACGCCGCCGATGGCGATCAGGGCCGTAGCGATGGCGGTTACGAGGGTGGCGACGCTAGTGGTTACGGGCATGCGCTCAGCGTAGGGATCTCGCGCGCCGGGTATCAGATGGTTATGGAGATCATTGTGCTGATCCTGCTCATCCTCGGATTCGTCTGCTTTCTCGTCGCGTCGTTCGCGCCGGCTGGGCTCCCCTCCCGCCCGTCGCTGGTTCCGCTCGGCCTGGCCGCGTGGATCTTGACCGTGATTATCGGCGTCGCCCAGCACCTGCACGGGTGACGCGCGGATACTCGTTTGGCACCATACGGTCATCGTCAGGTAGCTGATCGGCTGAGAGGATGGCCCGATGACCGCCCGCGCGCGTTGGTTGCTGCTCGTGCTCTCCCTGCTGTTCGGGATTGGTGGCCTGGCGTTCTCGGGCATCGTCTACACCAACCAGGTCGACCACCACACGCGCGCCGAGCTGGAGCGGTCGCAGCGCGAGGCGCAGCAGGATCTCTGCGAGATGATGCGGGTGTTCGACGATCCCAACGCCCCCGAGCCGACCACCGACCGCGGCCGGGCACAGGTCGCTGCGATCAGGAGCTATCTGGCGCGACGCTGCTGATCAGGCGCATACTGCGATCATGTTGGGATCATTCAAGTTCAAGCCCGTGGCCTGGCTCACCAGCGTGGTCACGGTGCTGGTGGCGGTCGAAGCCGTGAACGAAACAGCTCACCTCCTGCCTGAGCGCTGGACCCCGTACCTGCTGGGCACCATCGCCGTGCTGACCGCCGCGCTCGGCGCGTTGACGCACGGCGCCGTGACGCCCCTCGCGCGCCCGCGCGATGACGCCGGCAACGCGCTGGTGCCGAAGTGGGCGGCCGGGGACACCAAGGCGCCGCCGAGCACCCCGGGTGGCGGCGTCGACGGCGCCGGCATGCGCAGCTGGTAGGTCAGACCTCGTCGCTGTCCTCGTCCTCGTCGATCTCGAAGAGGGGCGGGTAGGTGCGCGAGACGCTGTCACGACCTTCTGACCTGCGGCAATGCCGCTGTATTCGATGCATGGTATACGCAGTGTGCTGCCCGATTTGCTCCGGCGTAGCGTCGCTACACATACCGATGGCGTGCCAACCTTGCGCCGCTCCCGGCAATCCAGACATCACGACTCAGCCGTTCGGTCAGAAGCTCTGGCCAGTAGTGTCGGGGCGCCGGGAATGTCCCACTCCACAGTGGACGGTGCACAGTGGACCGATCTACGTAGCGTGACCGGCGCCCGGTATGTCTGGATTGCGGGGCCGCGACAAGCACCTCGTCAGCGACTCGTCCTGCGTTCGCCCTGGTCAGGGGCGCGTTGCAGTAGTACTCGATGCATCGCATACTGAGCGCATGACACGCACTGCTCTCGCCGCCGCCCGCACCCACGCCGAGCTCGCCGCCCTCGTTACCCCGCTGCGCGGTCGCGCGCTCCAGACGCTGCTCGACGAGGTTGGGCTGAGCTACCTGCGCAACGCCACCGTCGTTCGCAAGCGTGAGGCGCTGGCCGAGCACTTTGGTCGCCAGCTCGACAGCCGCGCGATCGAAGCGATGGGGCGCCAGCTGCACTGATCCAACGCGAAGGGCCCCCTGTTCCCGCAGGGGGCCCTTCTCTGTGCGTACCGCATCGCGCGCCCGGGCGGTACCACCGAGCTGACAACGGGGGTTGACGCCGCCCCCGCCCGCGCTGGAGTGGGTCAGATGCCCGGGCCGGTGGGGGTCGGCGCCGGCTGCTGACCCTGCTGCTGGGCGAGGTACGCCGCCCTGCTGGCCGCCCGCTGCTCTTCGGGCAGCGACGCGAGCCAGGCCTCCACCGGCGGCGGGACCTGTTCGAGCAGGCTCGGCGCGGGGGCGCTGTACTGGCCGTAGCCGGCCGGGTAGGAGGGCGCGGCGGCCGCGGGCGGGGCGCTCTGCGGCTGCATCATGTAGCCCTGCGGCACGCCGGCGCCAGTATTCGGCGTGGCGTAGCCCTGCGGCATGTACGGCGACTGCGTGGGAGCCGGTGCGGCGTAGGCCACCTGCGCCGGCGCGGCGGCCGGGGGTGCGACGAGGCTGCGCGGCTCGGGGTTGATGAACTGGCGCGGCTGCGTCGGGTTGTGCTTGTCGTGCCAGATCTTGCCGAAGATCTCCATCGCCGCGGCGTAGCGCGCGTCGCCGTCCGGCCGGGCGTTGCCGAGCACGTCGTTCGAGCACTTCTGGATCATGTACGGGCGGTTGCCCTTGGTGCCCTGCTCAACGACCCCGACGCGGCCGGCCTCGCCCGCCGCGAGGGCCTCGCGCACGGCCTTGACGAACTGCTGCGAGCGGTCGTTGACGTTGACGAAGCGACACGGCGTGTCGATCTCGTGGGTGTTCGGCCGCTGCTTGGAGACGTCGCGATCCTGGCTGTCGCCGTAGCGCACCGGCCCACCGTCGACCACGGTCAGGTTGAAGTATGCCTCGGGCCGGTTGACCGGTGGGTTCACGCTGGTGTCCATTGCGGTCTCGTCGACCCGGATCGGCTCGATGATGATGGTGCGGCCGAGCAGATGCCGGGGCTTCGGCGCTGCGGCGCCCCCGCCGCCGCTGCCCTGACCGAGCGTCGGCACGGGCGGGGTGAGCGCCTGGCCCTGCTGCTGGGCTGGCGCGGCGGGCTGCTGCTGGGGCGGGTACTGCATCGGCGGCGCCGGAGGGTAGGCGGGCGCGTAGCTCTGCGACGGGTACGTCTGGGGGTACTGCGGATAGGTCACGATGACCCTCTCGGTCGATGGGTGGGCTCGATGCCCTGGCGTGGAAGGTGGCGGCGGCGCATTGCGATGGAGGCAGCTACGCCGCCGCCGACCCGGGGCAACCCAACCACAGGGCCCCGGGCGCTTCGACCCTATCGCGATAGTCTGCGATGCGTCAAGTATTTGTAAGCGAGCAGAGAGCGCGGCCTCTTGGGCTACTAACAGTCCGGCCGGAGTCATAGTCTTCGCCGGTGCGCCGCGCCCTCTCCTCGTCGCTACCGTTCACGTATGTCCGCCTGTTGCCATCGGCCAGCGCGGCTACGCTCACGGGCTCGGCGGCCGGCTCTTCTTCCAGCCACCTTGCGTGCCCCTCCCCCGACTCGAACGGGGACCAGGCCGACGCCGCGAAACGTCGGAGATGCTCCAGCTACACCAGAGGGGCTGGTGCTCGGGCTGTCTGCACGCAGGTGAGCCCGAGCTGTCTGTGGAGGTTACCCGGCGCGGTGCCGGCCCGGGCGGTCGCTGCCGGTGCGCAGATCGTTCACGGCGTCGCGGTGCGGGGTCATGATGGCGGCGTGCTGCGCGCCGTCCGGGTTGCTCTTGTCGCGCACGTTGCCGTTGCCACCCTCGGCGCTGCTGCGCCCCTGGTCACCGCTGCCGCTCTTCGATCCGAACACGTCGCGCCTCCATTGCTGGGTTGGGAAGTATGGCTCTCGCGTGTCTGCTGTTCCAGGCACCAGGGCCTCTCAGTTTTTGGCCGTTGAGCAGTCGGGGCCGTGCGCAGCGGATGCCGGAATCGAACCGACCTTCGCCCTCCTGTTGTCAGTCCGGGCGAGCATCACCAGAGTTGCCAATCCGCCCGCCGGGGGTGCACCTCCCGGCGTTGCCGTGCTTGCCAGCCGATCCGTGGTCGGACGGAACAGGAGCGGAGAACCGCTCTCTTCGGGGCAGACTTTGCGCCTCGCGGCTCCAGTCGCACCTATTTTCCGTATGGCCCATCCGGTGTGCTGCTTGGGCCCTGGCCTTGCTTGCCTTACAAGAAGAACACTACCCCATGCATCGCAGACCGTCAAGCCCTATCCACGGATTCTGTTGTCTGCGCCCTGCCAGATGTTCAGCGCGCGGGAGCGCACCGGTTCGGCCGCCGCCGCGCGCTCGGCCGCCCTCGCCTGCGCGGCCCAGCGCGGGAGCTCGGCGCGAATGATCATGATGCAGCTGCCGCACCAGTCCGCACGGGCAGCTTCCAGTCCGATCGGGACATCGCGGGCGGCGTGCCGATCGTCCAACGCGATGACGCACTGGCAGCCGTCGCAGGTGCGAGTGATCATGAGTGCCACGGCTTCCATCCGATCAAGGCGACGAACGAGGCAACGAGCAGTAGACCGGTGAGCGGACCGCCGATGGCGGCCGCGGCCCATCCGGCGACGTTCCCGCCGGATGCTTCGACGATCGTCATGGACAGGGCGCCGGCGGCCAGTGTGCAACTCATGCCGATGGTGAACTGCCCCCACGCCAGAGGCCGGCGTACCGCGCTCATGTCGAGGACTCGCGCGGCGGGGCCATCTCGACCCGCACGCTGCCCTCATCCATGAGGATCGTCCCGAGTCGCAGCGGCACCGCCCCCGCGTACCACTCGCCGGGGCGCGGGCCGGGCGTGTACCGCCTGCCCGTCTTCGCGCCGACGAGTGCTACCGCTCCCTCGGGGACGGTGGGCAGGGACAGTATCAGAGGGTCGGCGGGTGCTGCCATGGCCGCTCGGTAGGCGTCGTACGCTCGCCGCGCGTCTTCCGGCGTAAGTGCAGCGGCGGCCTTGAGGCGCTCGACCTCGGCGCGGGCCTCGTCGTACTGCGCCTTCCATGCCTCGGCGTTCTCCTGCATCTGATCCCGGTCAGCGCGGGCCTTGTCGCGCTCGGCCATGACCTGCGCCATGAGGTCGGGCTGCGTCGCTGAGCCCATGGCGCCCGAGGCGTACGGCGTTGGGCAGTCGGCGGCGTGGACGTTGTACACGCCGACTGTTTCGCAGCACTTCGGCACGTCGGTTGCCGGGATGAGTTGCTCCGGCGCGGGGTCACCGCCGACGAGCAGCGGGCGCCACGGGCCGGGATGGCGGCACACCTGCTCGTGGTGATCTCGATCAGCGGTCGCCAGTCCGCAGGGATGCCACCACCACGAGCAGCCGTACATGTCGAGCGCCTGTACGGGCTGCTGCGGCAACCGTCGCTTCAGCTCGGGCAGCACGTCGGCCGGCTCGGTCACGCCGAGCAGGGTCATGATCTTCCTGGCGTCGAGGATCAAGGGGGTGACGTCGAGCTGGTATTCGTCGCTCACCGGCGCACCCCCTTGATCGGGCAGGCCCAACGCACCGAGCACCCGCCGCAGAACAACGACGGTCGGGCCGGGGTCGGGCCGGAGGTGAGCGCGCGACGCTGCGACTCGGCCGAGGTCACCAGGTAGGTGAACCACTCGGCCGGCCAGAGCTCATCAAGGTCGACCTCGGGCGTCCAGGTGCCCCGGCGCGCGTTGAAGAACGTGCCGAGGATCTTGACCTGCGGGGGCACGCCGAGCAGTCGCAGCACGTTGGCGTATTCGCCGAGTTGTGACGTGCTGTCGGGCAGCCGGTCGCCGGTCTTGTAGTCGCGGATGATCAGCGTGGTGACGTCGGCTGTGTTGCGCACCGTCACGCGGTCAAGGATCGCCTTGTAGGGGATCAGGCCGTAGGGGGTCGGTACCGTGACAAGGCGCTCGATTTCGATGGCATCCTCCAGCGCCCCCATGACGTCGGGTGGCCCGGTCGGCAGCGTGGCCGTGGGCTCGTCGGGCCGGGCGGCGAGGTAGCGGCGCAGCATCTCCGGTCCGTTGGCGTTCCACCAGGTCTCACCCTCGGCGCCCTGCTTGCTGGCTCGCCACATCGAGCGCGGTACCGGCGACGAGGCTTCGATCTTGGCACACTCGGCCTCGAAGAAGTAGCGCCACGTTGCATCGCAGTCCATGTCCCACGGGCCGGGAACGTGATCGCTGCCCGTGCGGATCGCGTCACGCTGGACGCTCAGGCCCGGGGTGATGTTGCCTCCCAGCATAAGCCGCTCCCACGCTTCGACCGCGGCGTGGAAAGCGCTGCCGCCGATCAGGGCCCACTGTGGGATTTGAGGAATCGTCGTGCCTTCAACTGCCGTGGGCAGACGCTGCGCCCGGTACTTGGTCGGGCAGTCGCCGATCGTCTCGATCTGGGAGTGGCTGAGGTGGGGCGGGAGGGCGGTCACGGGAACCGGCGTCATCAGCTCGGCGAAGGTCAGCGGTACGCCACCGGGAGGCACGTACGTCGGGCTGTACCCGGCGCCGGCGTCACCGGGCTGGCCGAGCAGCGGCACGGGCGGAGTGCTGGTGGGCAGCTGCATCTTGGCGCCTTCCTCGCGCGCGGCGAAGGTCATCTTCTGGATCTCGGCCTCGGTCGCGTCGGCATCAAGTACGTGGGTCGCGTCGTGCACGGTGGACGGACCGGGGTCGGGGCCTGGCAGGCTGTTGGTCTCGCCACGCAGGTACGCCTGAACGTCCTCGGTGGATGCGTCTACCTGGGGCGGCGGCGTCTTGTAGTCCACCGTGATGGACTCCCGGCCGGCGGCGTCGGCGATGAGCTGGTCAAGGCTCGGGCGCTCGGTTGGGCCGTCGATACGGTGCGCGGGGTGGCTGGCGTAGCGGCCGCACTGGTCACCGTGGCCGTCGCGTTCGACCATCGCCGTGCACGTCACACCCGACCCACCTGCGGCCACCTCGAACGCGTGCACAGGCTCGTCGAGACCGGCTTCAATGGCGATGCGCTCGAAGCGTGGCGACTCTGCGGCGGCGTCGGGGCGGGGTCCGTGCAGGGCCTTGATCACCTTGTCGAGCTCGGCGGCGGCGTGGCGCAGGGGCACGATGTAGGTGCTCTGCGCGCCCTTGAGCTTGGCCTTGCCGTACAGCTCGGCCGTGACATACCAGTTGTTGACGATCGCGTCTAGGGCCGCGGCGAGCGCGGCCTCGTCATTTGCGCCGTTGTTACCGGCGGTGATGAATGCGTCGAGCGCATCCCACGGGCGCCATTCTTCGCGCTCTCGAATTTGCTTCATAACGTCTGCGTCGGGCATGGACTCTCCAGCGTCGGGGGGTAGTCTACGATGCGTCTAATACTATCACACCTCGGCGAAGACCGGTAGGCGGCCGCCGACCGGTGGCACGGTGGGCCATCCTCCGGTCGGGTAGTCCATCCGCCAGTGATCCAGGGCCTGGCGCGCCGATTCGACGCCGGCGTTGCCGCGGCCCTGGATCTCCCAGAGCTTGACGGTGCGCATGATCGGCTCGATGGCCGCCTGGAACTGCGCGAGCACGCCGCCGGGGTCGACCACGCCGGCCTCATCGCGCGCCGGGGCGTGGGCGGGGCGGTCGAAGGCCTCGGCGAACCAGCGGGCTACCTCGGGGTCGACCAGCTCGACGCGCTGGAGGCACCCCTCCCCCACCTCGGCGAGGGTGGCCAGGGAGCCGGCGCCGGGAGCGAGGTGTTCGAGCACCTCGGTCGGGTGCGTCCACAGCGCTGTGCCGCCACGCTCGTCCAGGACGACGACCGGCAGCCGCCAGGCTTCGGTCGCTCGCGCCTTGGAGTCGCGCCAGCGCTGCTCGAAGTCCGCCATGTCGGCATCGGTCATGCGCTCGGTGGCCAGTTGTAACGAGGGTCGTGGCGCCGGCGTCGTGGTGCGGTAGGTGGCCGGCGCCGTCCAGCCGCGGACGGCGTGCACCGCCAGCCCGAGCAGTCCCAGTGCGCCAAGGCCGACCGCCGTGACGCCGCCGAACAAGATCCATTGCGGCGTGGTCCAGAAGTCGAACACGCTCATGATCCACTCTCCTCGATCGGTTCCGGGTTGAGGTCGGCCGCGGTCAGCGTAGCGATGGCGTCGGCCTCGTCGAGCACGACGAGCTGCACCGTCTCGCGGCTGGTCGGGAAGCGGGGCGGTAGTCCTTCGATCATCGTGACGATCGAAGTGTTGACCAGTACGGTGCGCGGTACGCCGTCGTGGGCCAGCACCACGGCGCCGACCGGCACCAGGGCCCAGGGGATCGGGGCGCTGAGCTTCATCCGGCGTCGACTCCTGCCAGGCGTAGGCGCCAGCGCAGCAGCAGGCGCGGACGGGGGTCACGCTGCTCGGCGACGCCGGCAAGCTGCAGAGCTTCACGTGCGATGTGGCGCACGTGCGCGTCGGGGTGGCGGGCTAGTTTCCGTGCCTCGGCGATCGAGCGCTGTAGCTCGCGACGTTCGGCCCTGGTCATGGGGCGACGGTAGCTTGTCAGTATGCGATGCGTCAAGTATGGTTGAACTGACAGTTGATCGTGCAGATGAGAGAGAGGATCGACCGATGCCGAATCCGGTACCGGCCAGATACACCGTGCAGCTCGGCCCGACCGTGACCCCCGAGGTGGCCGGCGAGCTCGCCGCGTGGGCCGAGGTGCAGGGGCGCAGCACCAGCGAGATCACCAGGGAGTGCGTGAGCTACGGGCTGGAGAACCTGCGCAAGCAGTGGGTGCGGGTGTTCGGGGGCATCCCTCCCGAGACGCTGCGCACGCACGTCGATGCCATGCGGGAGCGGGGCAACAAGCAGGTGTCGCGGCGTCGCAGCTATGACGAGCGCACGCGCACCGCGGCGGCGGCCGAGGCCGTCAAGCCGGCGCGCAAGGGGAGGGGTCGAGCGCTGACGAAGCGTTCGGCGGCGTAGCGACAGGCGCCTGCCGGCGCATAATCAAAGACCCCCGGCGCCCGATGCCGAGGGTCTTGACGTGCTGGATGGAGAATCCGCCTTGAACGATATCATGGACGTTCGCTTGCCGCAGGTTCGTCACTACATAGCGCGCGGTTGGGCCCTGGTTCCCCTACATGATGTGTCGTCGGGGGCCTGCTCGTGCGACCTCGGGACGGCGTGCCGCTCAGCCGGCAAGCATCCTCGAGTGTCGCAATGGCAGCGGCCGGAGCACCTCGTGCGCGACGAGGGCGGGCTGGCGGCGGCTGCGGCGCGCTGGCCGTCCTGCAACTGGGGACTCGCCACCGGGCTGATCAGCGGGGTGTGGGCGCTGGACTACGACCCGAAGAGCGTCGACCCGGCGCAGGCCGACGAGGTGGCTCGGGTGCTCGCCGACTGCTGGGCCGCGGCGACGTGGGTACAGCAGACCGGCTCGGGAGGGTGGCACTTCGTCTTCGCCCTGCCCGAGGACTTCGTGCCGAACAACGGCAGCGGCCGGCTACCCAAGGGCTTCGACGTGCGTGGCGCGCGGCGCGGGGAGAGCGGCGGCGGGCAGATCGTGCTCGCGCCCAGCGTCTCCGGCGTCGGGCCGTACACCGTGCTGCAGGATCGACCGGTCACCGCGGCGCCCGCCGGCGTGCTCGACGCCGTGCGCCCGACGCCGCCGCGGGCCGTGGCGCCGGCTACGACGTTCACCGCGACGTCGGCCGACCAAGTGGGTGCGTACGTGGTGGCAGCCGTCAACGGGGAGCTCGCTGCTTTGCGCGGGTGTTGGACGCAGCGTAATCAACGGGCCTGGCGCGCTGCCGCGCGCTGTATCGAGATGATCAACACTGGGTTGGTCGGGGCGGAGAGCGTCTACGCCGCGTGGTGGGCGGCCGGGCTGGCGCATCCCGACCGGTCGGTGAGCGTGCCGGACGTCGAGCTGTTGCGGGTCTGGGCCAGTGCCGAGCGGCACGTGGGCGACCGGCCGGCTGACCTCAGCGGTGTGGGCGGGCCGTCCGGGTGGGGTGGTGACGTGATCCATTTCGCCGGTGCCCCGGGTGCTCCGCCGTTGTTGGGTGGTGGGCCCGGGGCGGGTACGGCGGGGGTCGGGAGTTATCCACAGGGTGTGCATGGGACTGTGGATGACGGGCGAACAGGGGCGCACAGCGCAGGTCAGGGGGCGCACAGCGAGGATCGGGACCCGATCGACGCGTTGCTGTCCGAGATGCTCGATGTCGATGCGTTGCGCAATATCGCGCCACCGCAACCGTTGATCAACGGATTACTTGATCTTGATACGACGGCTTGGCTGATCGGCGAGAGCGGTAGCTACAAGAGCTTTGTGGCGCTGGACATCGCTGCGCATGTCGGCCTCGGCCGGCCGTGGCGCGGCCACGACGTACACCAGGGCGACGTGGTCTACATCGTGGCCGAGGGCGCGCGAGGGATGCGCCTTCGGGTCGACGCGTGGGAACGCGAATACGGACCATTGAAGTCGATCAGGTTTCTGCCGCGGCCGGTCCAGGCCAACGACCAGCAGGCATGGGCGGTGCTGGTCGAAGCGTGCCGGCGGCTGCGGCCGGCACTCGTCATTCTCGACACACAGGCTCGGGTGACGCTGGGGCTGGAGGAGAACAGCAACACCGACATGGGGCGTTACGTCGCCTGTGTCGATGCCGTGCGGGTCGCGACCGGCGCCTGCGTGTTGACCGTGCACCACACCGGGCGCAGCGGCAAGAACGCCCGCGGCGCCTCGGCGCTGGACGGCGCACAGGACGCCGAGCTGCGTGTAGAAAAGCCCGAGGGATCGATGTACGTGGTCGACCTGCACATGGACAAGCAGAAGGACCAGGCCGAAGCGCCGCCGATCAAGATGTCATTGAAGCGTTCCGAGGGTGGCTTCGACCCGACGACCGGCCGCGACCTCTCCTCGCTCGTCGTCGACCACACCGAGGTGCCGATGCTGGCCGAGACGCCGGACACCGAGCGCGACGTGTCGAAGCGTCGGGCCCTCCTCATGTACCAGCTGGTCGCGAAGGCCCGGGAACATCGCGGTGAGGGCATTACCCGCGACGCGATCAAGGGGCTGTTCAAAGAGGCGCCAGAGATCGCCGCCCTCCACCCGGGGGCCCGGCGCATGGCCGCGACACGAGCATGGGATCTGCTGGTGTCGCGTGGACGGGTCATACGTGAAGGAAGCTCGCAACGATTCGGCGTCTACCCGCCACCGGACGGTGCCGCTGATGGCCTGTTGACCATGAACACCTGGACCCCCGAAGAGGCCCCACCGGAGGGCTGGTCGGTCGTCAGGCCCGAGTCTGGTGACTCTCGGTAAAGTCTATATAGCGAACAAGTAAGCGCACAGCATGATCCACCTGTGCGCCCGCACAGTGCCCGCACAGGGCGTCACAGATCGATGAATCGAACATTGTTTTCCCTGCTCAGATAGCGCACAGCACAGCGCACAACACAGCACAGGACCGAAGCGCACAGCAAGGGCGCACACCCCCCTCTCTTAGGGGTGTGCGCCTGTGCGCGGTGTGCGGTGTTCGGGGTTCGTGGTATACATTGATGTCATGGATGAAGAACGTCAGGCAACGACGCTACGGTTAACCCGTCGTCAGTTGAAATGGGTGAAGGATCAAGCATTTGAACGTCGCTGTACGCAGCAGGACGTGATCGAAACGGCGCTGGTGGCCGCGGGGGCGCCGAAGGATGGGGATGGATCATGATTCCGCAGGGCTATCCGCTCTGGCTCAGGGCGGGCGGGCGTCGGTATCTGATCATCGGTTGGGAACCGGAACGACACGGTTGGCGACCCATCTGTGTTCCGGACGACGGCGCAGTAGACGCCGAGGGATCTCGCACCCTCGGCGGCACGACGCCAGTCGCGCCCTGGACCTTCCAGGTGGGACGAAGCGGATGAGCCCTCGCAACGTCTGGTTGGTGGCGGGAACGTCGGTCTTCCAGCCGTACCCCTGCCGGTGCGGAGGGTGGCAGCAATGCTCGCCGCTGTGGTGCCCGTGCGCCGGCCGGCTCGACGTCTGGAACTGGCCGCCGTCGTGCTGCGCGTGGGTCCACACGCCGAGGGTGGCCGCCATGGCGCAGGCCGAGTACAACGCCTCCCGGGGTTGGTACTAGTACCCGATGCATGGTAGAGTAGCGATCATGAGAAAGCTCTGGGCGTGGTACCTCGGGCGGCCGCCGTCACTGCGCGGCTTCATCGCGTCGTGTTTGTTGATGATGGTCGCCACGGCGCCGATCAAGATCGGGGTCGAGCACCTGTGGCCATCGGCGCCGTTGTGGATGTTCGTGCTGGCCGGCTCGCTGGCCGGGGTCCCCTGTGCCTGGGTCGGTGACTACGTCGCTGAGGTCGCGCAGGCGCAGCGTGATCTCGATGCCGACGCCGTGGCGATGCGCGACGCGATCGAGCGGCTGGAGCGTGGTGACCGGTGACGATCAAGCTCAGGCCCTACCAGCACGAGGCCGTGGCCGCGGCGCACAAGGCGCACGGCGACGGCATGCTGCGGCCGGCCGAAGTGCTGGCCACCGGTGCCGGCAAGTCGGTGATCCTGGCCGAGATCGCCCGCACGTCGTTGCACGGGGCAGCCGGAGGGAAGCGCACGGTCATCGTCGCGCATCGCGAAGAGTTGGTCGAGCAGAACGCGCAGAAGGTGCGCGACGTCGCGCCCGACCTGCGTACCGGCGTGGTGATGGCGGGGCGCAACGAGACGCAGGGGCACGTGATCAGTGCGTCGGTGGCCACGTTGGCGATTGAGCTACGCCGGACGCAGGTGCGCGACGTCGGGTTGGTGATCATTGACGAGGCACACCACGCGGCGGCCGGGAGCTACCTGCGGGTGTTCGATCACTTCGGGTGCATGCGTGATGGTGGCGCCCGGGCGCTGGGCTTCACGGCGACGATGAGCCGTGGCGATGACAAGGCGCTCGGCGACGTCTGGCAGGACATCGTCTACGTCAAGGACATCGCCGAACTCAAGGCCGAGGGGTACCTCGTCGGGCCGGTCGGTATCCGGGTGCGGGTCGAGGATCTCGACCTGTCCAAGGTGCGCAAGGTCGCCGGCGACTTCTCCAAGGCCGGACTCGGGGCCGCGATCGAGGATTCGATGGCGCCCAAGAAGATCGTCGAAGCGATGCGCGAGCACGCCGCCAACCGGCAGACGATCTTGTTCGCCCCGCTG